AAATAAGATTGTACCTAAAGAAGATATGGTGCGTAATAGAGATAGAGAAAACACTTGGTTACTAGGTGACTCAGGTGGTTTCCAAATTGGTAAAGGTGTTTGGGAAGGCGACTGGAAGGATCCTAACTGTCCAAAGGCTCAAAAGAAAAGAGATGGTGTATTGCGTTGGATGGACGCTTACATGGACTACGGAATGATACTTGATATTCCGGCGTGGGTAGCACGTTCACCTGAAGGTGCAAAAGCAACAGGCATTAGTACATATGCAGACGCAGTTAAGGCAACACGCATCAACAATGACTATTGGATGAAGCATAGAACAGGTGCTTGTAAGTTGTTAAATGTTTTGCAAGGTGAGAATCATGCAGACGCAGATGACTGGTATGAGCAAATGAAAGACTATTGCGATCCAGTTAAGTATCCAGACAATCATTTTAATGGTTGGTCAATGGGTGGACAGAACATGTGCGATGTGCATTTGGTTCTTAAACGCATAGTTACATTGCATTATGATAACCTGCTACAACAAGGTGTACACGATGTAATGCACTTCTTAGGCACATCTAAACTAGAGTGGGCTACACTCTTAACTGACATACAACGAGCAGTACGTAAGAATTACAATGAAAACTTTATGATTACTTTTGATTGTGCTTCACCTTTCTTAGCAACTTCTAATTGACAAGTATACATTCAAAATGAAACTCCTGATAGAGGCAAATGGACTTATCGAATGGTTCCGAGTGTAGACGATAAGAAGTATGCAACCGACACCCGTACTTTTAAAGATGCTGTACTACAAGATGGAATATTTAAAAACTTTGAAGATTCACCGTTAACAGACGGTATGCTTGTAAAAGATGTTTGTGTTTATAAACCAGGTGACCTAAATAAAATAGGTAAAGAAGGAAAAACATCATGGGATAGTTTTTCATATGCGATCCAAATGGGTCATAACGTGTGGAGTCACATTAATGCAGTTCAAGAAGCAAACAGACAATACGACAATGGAGTCATTCCGAAAATGCTTGTACAAGAGCAATTTGACAGGGTTCTATTTAGAGATGTTGTGGAAGAAATATTCTCAAAGACTACAAAAGAAGAATCACTAGCAGTAATTGATCAGTATTCAAAGTTTTGGATGAGTATTCCTGGTACTAGAGGTGCAGTAGGTAAAAAGACTGTAAACTCGAGTACACACTTTAATGCACTATTTGATGTGGAAGAAACTATTATTGAAGAAGATATACTAGACGAAACTAAGTTGGAGGATTTAGAAGATGAGCAACTACACGGAGCAACACGATAAAATAGCTGTGCATTTACAAGAATTATATAAGAAACACAGATCACTTGACGAAGAGATAAAAATGTTGTATAATAAATTTGAAAGCGAACAAATACTTAACCGTATGAAAACACAAAAACTTTGGCTCAAAGACGAAATATATCGGCTAGAGACTGAACTTAAACAACTAGGATAAAACATGTTATTAGAATCATCATATAAAGAAGGCGATACAATTAGTTTCAAAACTGTAGCAGGTGAAGAAATTGTTGCACGTCTAGTAAAAAAAGACACTACACATATTAAAGTTAAAAAGCCTATGGCACTTACAATGACTAAAGAAGGATTGGGTATGGTTCCGTTTACATTTACTGTAAGTCCTGATACTGAACTAGAAGTAAATTTAACTACTATTGTGTTTATTGCAAAAACTGAAACAACTATGGCTAATCAATATATTGAATCAACAACAGGGATTAAACTAAAGTAATGAAACGAGATTACAAAAGCGGTGTAAGTGATACTCCTATATTCTTTACAGGTATAGAAGTTGAAAAGACTCCTGCAGTTGGAATGAAAACTTTATTTGTTACAGGCACACAACCTTGCGATATTATACAAAAGTATTACGATGAAGAACAGTGTGAACATATCTTCTTTGGTGCTAATCACTCATTTGAGCCGCTAAATGAACAAGAATGGAGTAGTTGGGAAAGAATGATTAAGGCATTCTTAACTGCTGGTAAACTATGTAGTTTAGATATTCCAATTAGTTACGCAGAAGAATTCCTTGAAAGCGGTCTTACAGAATATGATAACTTTATTCCACAACTACGTATTCCATTGCCTTATGCTAAATTGTGGAACTATAACACAATGGTTAAGATTGATGATAAAGACTTTAAGGCAACTAACCCAGGCGTCTGGTGTCATAGCCTACACGATTTAATGGATAGAGAAAAATTCACTGATTGGACAAAATATGGATCTGATAAAGTTGTAAAATGAATATTGTAGTTGCTGGATGTAGTTGGAGTGCAGGTTGTCCTGAACAACCATACTCTTGGGTAGAAGCTCTGTCAGAAATAATGCCACAACACAACTTTTACAACTATGCATACCCTGGCAACAGTCTACTTACAAGTTTACATTTATTAGAGATTGCAAAAGAACAAGTAGATGTCGAAAAAGTAATCTTTCAATTAACAACTCCTACTAGATTAAGTTTTGCATTAGACATTGATCGGTTAGATGTAAACTATTACCAAATTTCGGACAACTATTATAGTATTCCAAAAGAACTAGAAATGGTTGCTCTTACACCTGGTGCTGTTTTTGACAATATGTCAAGTGATAATGAATTTATTAAATTTGGTAAAATGTACTACAAATACTTTAGTAATGATTATTATACTGACATTAATAGCAAAGCATTAATTAACCTTATTCAAACACAATCGCATATACAGTTTTTTCATACTACTCCTAGATACAACTATCCATTTCCAATAATAGAAGATATGCTAAACTTTAATGACTATGTTATTGATAATGGTAAGCATTTTAGTGTAGAGGGTGCAAAAAAACAAGCAAAAATAGTAGAAAAATGGTTAGAAAACAATTGACAACACAACTAAAAGAAGGTATACTAGTACTATGAATGAAGTTACAATAGAAGATAACAATCCTAAAAACGAACGATATCATGATTATATGGGACGTAGAATGAGAGAAGAAGATATGATAGTAGCAAAACAAAACGCTATGGACAAGGCAGAACGCAGTATTTGGGTTACTTTTAATAAAGAAGGTGTACATATGTACCCAGGCGCAGATACTGATCCTAAACTAGCAACCGGCGATTGGGATGATGTATCATTCCTTGGTATTCCACATCGTCATATTTTCCACTTTCGTGTTCGTATTGAAGTATTTCATAACGATCGCGACATTGAATTCATTCAGTTTAAACGCTGGATGCAACGACTCTATGACGTCGAAGGCGTACTAGAGCTTAACCACAAGAGCTGTGAAATGATTGCAGATGACTTGTACCAAGAAATTTCTACAAAATACCCAGGCCGATTTGTAGAAATCAGCGTAGCTGAAGATAATGAAAACGGCTGTTCAATTTACTACCCGAAACCCTAGTGCTATTAAAAAGAGAGAAACAAAAATGGCAATTGAATTTAATCGCGATGCGTATACTAAAGTGTTTAACGACTTGGATAAATTCCGCGACTACTGTCGCTTCGAAGGAAAGGTCTTTAACGAAAAAGATCTTTATAAATCGGATGCTCCTGTGTGGATTGCATACAACAAGCATCAAGGATGGCTTCGTGCAAAGGCACGTAACGCTGGTAAGAAGTTTAATAATAGGAGAAACTAATGGCTATTCATATTGTAGATATTGAAGCAGTAGACACACGTTATACTAAGCAATGGAAAGAATATCTTCCAAGGCAACTTCAACGAGCTACAAATGAAAACGTAAAAGTTATTAGTGGCGGAGAAGTGCCTCAGGCTACAACACCTGGGGCATTCCTTAACTTTGCAGGGACTAACAATTACAAGTCTCAACAAATGTTAGAAATTAGTAGACTATTTGCTAACGGTGAAGTTAAAGACAATGACTACTTCTTATATACTGATGCTTGGAACCCTACAGTTATTCAATTACGTTATATGGCTGAACTATTAGGTATTGACATTAACATTGGCGGCTTATGGCATGCTGGTAGTTATGATCCGCAAGACTTTTTAGGCAGACTCATAGGTGACAAGCCTTGGGTACGTCATGCAGAAATGTCAATGTTTGAATGTTATGATGATAACTTCTTTGCAAGTGACTTCCATATTGATATGTTCACTGATGTATTTGATGAAGACTATGCAATTGACTATGATAGTATAAAACGTGTAGGCTGGCCTATGGAGTATCTAAAGAACAGTTTAGACAGTTACAAAGGTATGGAAAAGAAAGATCTTATACTCTTTCCGCATCGTATTGCACCGGAGAAGCAAGTTGATATCTTTAGAGATCTTAAAGAGCGTTTACCACAATACGAATTTGTTGTGTGTCAAGAACAAGAATTAACAAAGAATGAATATCATAACTTACTAGGCGAGGCTAAACTTGTGTTTAGTGCTAACCTACAAGAAACACTTGGCATTAGTTGGTATGAAGGCGCACTAGTAGATACTATTCCTATGGTGCCTGATAGATTAAGTTACAGTGAAATGGCACTTCCGGAGTTTAAATATCCAAGTGCATGGACTGAAGACTATGATGCATACTTACATCACAGAGACAAAGTAGTTGCACAAATTGTAAACTATATGGAAAATTATGAAGACCTTCTTGTTAGTTTAGACAAGCAAAGAACAAAATTAAACAAAGACTTTTTTAGCGGTACAGCACTTTATAAGGCGATTGCAGATGAATGATGAAGATAAAACATTTTCTATTACGTTAGACGAAGATTATTTAACTAACACAGGTAGCGAATATACATTCAATATGAGTGATATAACATTTGGTAGTACTACCGATACTATTACATTGGATACTGGTAGTAGTGGAGAAGTTTACAACATTCTAGATAATTTTATTGATCCAGATCAAGTTGAAGAAATGTGCAAAGAATATCCAGCACTGTCTAAAGTATGGCGTAATTTTAAAAGTGTATATGATATGACACTACAAGATTACAAAGGTAAAAAAGATGAAGGAGCACTAATCTAATGCAACATACAATAAAACAACTAATGGACAAAGTAAGTGCAATGCACACAATCGCCATACAAGCACATCGAGAAAAGTATAAAAGAGCGCCTGGCAAGGAATATGACAAACAACTAGTTACTCATTTGGTAGAACAAATACAAGCCTTGGCAGGGGACATATACAATGATAAAACACCGCATCCTAAATTAAAAGAGAAAAATAAATGATTAAGAAACATTATTATAGTTGGCAAGACGTAGAACGTATGTGTGTCAGTATTGTTAATCAGATGTATGCTGACAATTGGCGTCCTGATTACATTGTAGGTATTACCCGTGGTGGTAATGTACCTGCTACTATTATTTCAAACATGACTGGCATACGTTGCGAAGCAATTAAAGTAAGTTTACGTGATGATACTAGTGAAAGTGAAAGCAACTGTTGGATGGCCGAAGATGCATATGGTTATGTATCGAACCCCGGACCAAGTGCTGGACCACATCATAAAAATATTCTAGTTGTAGACGACATCAACGATACAGGTGCTACATTTAATTGGATTACACAAGATTGGAGAGCAGGTTGCTTGCCTGATGATCCTAAATGGGATAATGTGTTTGGCAAAAATGTTCGTTTTGCTACACTAACAGAAAATTTAGCAAGTGACTTTGATAAAGTTAATTATACATGTCACGAAGTAAATAAAGCGGATGAGGATGTATGGTTAGTATATCCTTGGGAAAACATAGGAACATATTAGAAAGGAGACTTATGTTGAAACAGCAAATGATCGAAGCGGCAAGAAAACATGCCGAAGCAGAGGTTCTATTACACAAAACTAACATTAATGTGTATATGGAAAAGGTTGTAGGCATTGGCGAGCATTCAGATATTATTGAAACAATTCAAAAAGAATTGGATGCTATGGCTACTGCTAATGACAGACTTGAAATGTTAGACAAATATTTTAATGACTAAAACAGACCTAGATGCATACATAAATGATTGGGTTAATAAACTTAATGATGCAAACATTTGTCCGTATGCAAAGTCTGTACACGATAACAGCAAATTAAAAGTAATAAAGTTAGAGCCCCCAGAAGATGTATATGAATTCTGGAGGGCTGTTTCTGAACAAGCAGAACTATATGATGGATCTATTGAAGTTGTTATGGTAGCTATGCCTACTAATAAAGACATAATAACAATAGATCAAATGATTGGAGCAACTGATAGTTTAAATGGTTTGTATAATCACAAAGGCAAGGACTTATGGTTCTTAGATGCGTTTGATGATTATTGGACTATTATGTTGTTACAGAAAATCACAGCACTAGATGATGCTAGTGATATCTTTCAAAAGAAAGAATACTACAAAGACTACCATCCTTATAGGTATAAAAAATACATAAAAGGAAGAAAGAATTTACGTAATAGGTTGACAAAAACCTAAATAAAGTATATAATATAACTAATATTGGCAATCCACTGCCTAAACATCGGAGAATAAAATGAGTAAAAGTGAACAGATAAAAGCCCGCTTAGAAGAAGCAAACGTTCGTTATTGGGCAGGCGATAATATTTCAGAAGTCTTACAAGAAGGCGATAAAGAAGAACTGATTGAAGAAGCCACAAGTGCTTTTGAAAATGTGTTAGACAAACTTCTAATTGATAGGCATAATGATCCTAACAGTATGGGAACTGGTAAACGTCTTGCAAAGATGTATATCAACGAACTAATGGCAGGACGTTATGACCCAATGCCTAAGGCAACTGCATTTCCAAATGACAGTGCATCACGTTACGAAGGTATGCTTGTTGTTAGAAGTGAACTTACAAGTATGTGTTCACATCATCATCAGATTGTAAGAGGCGTAGCATACATTGGCATTATTGCCGCAGACAAACTAATTGGCTTGTCTAAGTATACACGTATTGCACAATGGTGTGCTGAACGTGGTACATTGCAAGAAGAACTTGCTAACGATATTGTTAGAGAGATTCAAAAGGCAACAGGTGCAGAACACTTAGGTGTTTATGTTCAAGCAACACATGGTTGCGTTGAAAACAGAGGTGTTAAGGCACACAGTAGTCTTACACAAACAACTGTACTTAAAGGTGCATTCAAAGACGATGCGGCTACTAAAAAAGAGTTTATGGATAATATTAAACTACAACAACAGTTTGCATGTGGAGCGTAATATGATAGAAGCACCAGTATTTGAAAAGGGTTATCCAGACTATGATGCAGTTAACAGAAAGCCAGCAATGAAACTAAGATATTCAGAAGCATTTTACAGTGTACAAGGTGAAGGAAAGTTTGTAGGAGTACCTAGTGTGTTCTTGCGTACATTTGGTTGTAACTTTCGTTGCATGAACTTTGGCTTAACAAATGAACCAATGCGTGATGAAAAACAAAAGGCTGGTATTATCCGTAATCAGGAAGTACAAGATTTGTTAGACGCTGGCGTACATGAAACTACAAAAGAGTTTAACGATTTACCTATCATACACACAGGCTGTGATACATATGCTAGTATCTATCCTGAGTTTAAGAAGTTTAATAAACAAGCAACTGTAGACGAAGTAGTTGAACATTTGCTTTCACTTACTCCTAACGGTAAGTGGGTACAGGACAATGGTCAAGATGTACACTTGATCATGACAGGTGGTGAACCGTTGTTAGCGTGGCAACGGCTTTATGTAGAGCTGTTTGAACATCCACGTATGCAGGACTTAAAAAATGTTACATTTGAAACAAACACTACACAATCTTTACACGACGATCTCTTTGAATATCTCACAAACAATGACAGGATTACAGTCACATGGTCTTGTTCCCCGAAACTTAGCGTTAGCGGAGAACCTTGGGATACTGCTATTAAGCCTAGTGTGGCTCGCGAGTATACTACTGTTGACGGTAGTGACATCTATCTTAAGTTTGTTGTCGCTACTCAAAGCGACTTTGATGAAGTTAAAAAAGCTGTGGACGCTTACAGAAGTGCCGGGGTGGAATGTCCGGTATATCTTATGCCGTTGGGTGGACGCAGTGAAGAATACACCCTCAACGTTAAAGACGTGGCGGAAGCGTGTATGGCAGAAGGATGGCGATTTACCCCTAGACTCCATATCAGCCTATTCGGAAATGCCTGGGGAACTTGATATGTATAAAAGTAAAGATACAATATCTGATAAACAAAAAGAACAATTAAACAAAGCAATGAAGGCACCTATTGATCAAGATAGGATTAGAAAGGCAGGATGGTAAAATATGTGGGATAAAATAAAAAACACTGTAAGTAAATTACAAGGTAAAAAAGAAGAAACAGTAACAACTAACGAAGACAAACGCAGAGCAATTCTTGCAAAAGAAAAAGAAGATGCAACAGCAAAAGGGGAGCCTTGGGTAGCTGTGTTGGATACACAACTTAATCCAGACAACATTAAGAACGGGTTCTTTGAGCTCGATTGGAATAACCAGTTTATTGAAGAACTACTTGATGCAGGATACACTGGTGAAACTAACGAAGAAATTGTAGACGGTTGGTTTAAAACTATTGCTGTACAAATACTAGGTGAACAAGGTGTAGAGACAGCAAGAGATATGGGTTACATTAATGTAGTACCAATTGACAAAGATAAATCGGAAGTTTCCTAATGATGACCGAAAAACAAGTTAGATCAGAATACAGAAAAATAAGGAAAGATGATCCAACATTTGCAGAATGTTGGCCGGACACAGATAGATCATTTTACGAATGGTGTTCGCAATATTTAGATTACCAGCATATAAGAGATTCTGATGCGTGACGATTTAATGGTACAACAGCAAGTAGACAGTATATGGCAACACATGGTTGGTGTCATTTGCTTAAATTGTACAAACCGTAAACAAGTAAAAAGAGTATTACCTTTGTTATTTGGTATTTGTCCTACACCAGTACACTTAATAAATACTTCACCAAACACAATTAAAATGATTATCCAAACTTTGGGTATGGTAAATGTCCGTTATAAGCGTTTACGCAAGATGTCAGAAGATTATTTGACATGGAACGGAGATGATGCTACAGATCTATATGGTATCGGTAAGTATGGTAGTGATAGTTATGAACTGTTTTACAAAAAAAGAGTACCAGATAATATCGGTGATCACGAATTAAAGCGTTATGTAGATGAAGAATTTAATGCTTGACACAAGCCAGATCTGGTGCTATAATAATACTATAAATTATACAAAGGCAAACTAATGGCAACTTATATTCTAGTAGATACAGCTAACACATTCTTTCGTGCTAGGCATGTAGTACGTGGCGACATTGACACTAAAATTGGCATGGCATTTCATATAACACTTAGTGGTGTTAAAAAAGCATGGCGTGACTTTGATGCTGATCATGTTGTGTTTTGTTTAGAAGGTCGTAGCTGGCGTAAGGACTTTTACGAACCTTACAAGCGTAACAGACAAGAAAGTCGTGATGCACTTACTCCTTCGCAGGCAGAAGAAGATAAAGTGTTTTGGGAGTGCTTTGATGAGTTTAAGGACTTTGTTACAGACAAGACTAACTGTACTGTTATGCGACATCCTGAACTAGAAGCAGATGATCTTATTGCTGGTTGGGTGCAAGCACATCCTAACGATAACCATGTTATTATTAGTACTGACGGCGACTTTGCACAATTAGTTGCACCTAATTGTAAACAGTATAATGGTATACAGAACGTTACTATTACACATGAAGGCTATTTTGATGACAAAGGCAATCATGTAATTGATAAGAAAACTAAAGAAGCAAAGCCTGCACCTGATCCTGCGTTTATGTTGTTTGAAAAATGTATGCGTGGTGACACTAGTGATAATGTGTTTAGTGCTTACCCAGGTGTACGTAAGAAAGGCACTAAGAACAAAGTAGGACTTATCGAAGCATTTGCAGATAAAGACACTAAAGGCTATAACTGGAATAACATGATGTTACAGCGTTGGACTGATCATGAAGGTGTAGAGCATCGTGTATTAGATGACTATCAACGCAATGTTACATTGTGCGACTTGACTGCACAACCCGGCAACATTAGAAGTATTATTAACGACACAATTGAAGAACATATGACTCCTAAAGAAGTACAACAGGTTGGTATGCGTCTTATGAAATTCTGTGCTAAATGGGATATGCAACGTATTGCAGACCAGGCACAAACATTTGCAGAACCATTACAAGCGAGGTATCCAGCATGAAAGCAAAAGAAATAGTAAAAAACAAATTTTGGATCTTATCTAATAACAGTGAGAATGTAGGAACTATTAGTTTCAATGACGAGCAATATATGCTTAGTGATTCTAAAGGAAGTAGATTTTTTAACGATACGCTGGAAATACAAGAATGTTTGCAAAGCAAAGTTAGTTGGCAAGACTTAGCAATTAAAGAAGTTGTGCCAGAAAAAATTGTTAATACATATCCAACTAGTTGTTTGCCTTACAATGATATGTATGACGTAAAACGTAAATTGCCATTATTTACAAAGAGCAAAAAAAGTAAAAGTTTATACTGTGCAGGATATTATACAATACGTTTTGAAAAGGGTTGGGTTAAAAGTTTTTGTCCTAAACTAATAACTATAGAACGTTATGACTATAGAGGACCATTTAAAACTGAACTAGAAATGAGAACGGAGTTATCACGTGTCAACACAAAATGAGCCGTTAAATACAGCACCTATACAGCAATTTATTTCACAAGTTAAGAGTGCTGATGCAAGTCAAGCAAAGGAAATAAAGTTAACAGCCCAACAAGCAAAAAGACTTGCTTTTACCTTAGGCGAAGTAATGTCTAGATTAAATGGTGATCTTGAACAGATACTTGCACGTAAAAACTCAGGTGCCGATGATGTAATCCAAGTTAAAATGGATAGCGGTTCTAATTGGTAATAGGTAAATTCAGTTTAGGTATTGTAGGATTTACACATATTCAAGGACAATGGACTTGGGACGTTCTAGTTGTACGAGGCAAACACTGTTATAATATACCTGTACCTTATCCTATATATAAAATTATACACTACTTTTGGTCTAAAAAGTTGTCTAAAAAAGGATAAATATATGCGTACTTAATAAGATAGGAACGCATATGAGTAGACCAAAACCAACTATATTAGCAGAGCATATTGATAAAAAAACGTACAAAGCTGATCAAGTATTACAAGCAGAAGCCATCTGGGCTGTGTTTTACGAAAACGCTCCGTTTAACTTAAAAAGTTCAAACGTTCTTACAAGCTACCCAGGACCTAAATACAAAAAAACTAGTTTTTCAAATCCGGGGCATGCACACAACCTTGCTACAAAAATGAATTCTCTTTTTAAAACAGATCTATTTACTGTTGTTAAATTAACTTCAGGTGAAACTGTTGAAGAATGAACTGGAAAGAAACATACACAAAAGTATTCTTAAAACAATCAGGTAAAGCTATAAGTGAATTATCTGTAAAAGAGTACCTTCCTCTATGGTGGAAGAACACTCGAGAAAAAGACACCGGCGGACTTCGTCTTACAGATGCCGGTTTTGAATTTATTACAACCGAAATAGATTTACAAACTTACGAAATACCATATCCCCAAGAATTCGAACTTACAACTAATACAATAATATGGATGGATAACTTTATAGATTGTCCGTATTATTTGGCTCCAAGATGTATTATAGTTACAAACGAAAAAAAGGCTATGGAATTAAGCCTTTTTAGCGGAGATGTACGTAAATATGGGCTACAAAAAGCTCTTACTAGGCAGAAAAAAGATACCAAAATAGGTTGACCTTTTGTAAAATCGGTGTTATTATATATACATACTTAGAAATAACGTATGGCACTGAACACAACAAAAGAGGAATACACAATGGATAATATTACAGCACTACGCACCGTATCACCAAATAGCGCAAAGAAAAGCATTTTACGTGCTTTTAAGAAAAAACGTCCGTTGTTTATGTGGGGACCTCCAGGTATTGGTAAATCCGATATTGTAGGGCAGATCACTAAACAACTTAAAAATTCACACTTAATTGACATTCGTTTGTCTCTTTGGGAACCTACAGATATTAAAGGTATTCCATACTATGCGGCAAATGATAATGTTATGGCTTGGGCACCTCCGCAAGAACTTCCAACAGAAGAATTTGCGGCACAATATGATAATATTGTACTGTTCTTAGACGAAATGAATAGTGCGGCTCCGGCAGTACAAGCGGCGGCATATCAATTAATTCTTAATAGACGTGTTGGACAATACAAATTGCCTGACAACGTTCTTATTGTAGCGGCTGGTAATAGAGAAGCAGACAAAGGCGTTACTTATAGAATGCCTGCTCCGTTAGCAAATCGTTTTGTACATATTGAGCTTGCTGTTAACTTCGATGATTGGTTTGCTTGGGCTGTAGAAAACAAAATACATAACGATGTTGTAGGTTATCTTACTTTTAGTAAGAAGGACTTGTACGACTTTGATCCTAAATCACCAAGTCGTTCTTTTGCAACACCTCGTTCATGGTCATTTGTATCAGAACTACTAGATGACGATGATGATGAAAATACCACAACTGACTTGGTCAGTGGTTCAGTCGGCGAAGGCTTGGCTGTCAAATTTATGGCACACCGTAAAGTAGCGTCAACAATGCCTAATCCAACAGATATTTTGGATGGCAAAGTAAAAGAGATGAAGACAAAAGAAATCAGTGCCATGTATTCCTTAACTGTCTCACTCTGCTATGAACTTAAAGAAGCGTCCGATAAGAACGATAAAAAGTTTGACGATAAAGTTAATAACTTTTTACGTTTTGCAATGGATAACTTCGAAACAGAATTGGTTGTAATGGGTATTAAACTTGCTCTTACACAATATTCACTACCAATCGATCCAGATGAAGTAGAATGTTTTGATGAATTCCACGAACGTTTTGGCAAGTACATTACAGCTGCACAACAGGTGTAACCATAAAAGAGTTGGGCGTCTCTATAAAAACGCCCATTTTCACTTGACAAATAGTGTAAATATGTGTATACTATAAGTATAACAATTAGGAATAGGCACAATGATCAAAGACGTATTATATAATGTAGAAGGTACTAAGCACTGGACACCTGATCCAGATATTACACCCGAGCAACTTGAAGAAATGCGTGTAGATGTTTTAGAACGTATTATTGTTGCAAGAGTTGGCTTACTACTTCGACACCCATTCTTTGGTAATATGGCAACACGTTTGCGTATCTTAGCCGCAGATGAATGGTGCCCAACGGCGGCTGTAGACGGTCGTAATTTATATTTCAACACACAATTCTTTAACAAAATGAGTAACAAAGAAATTGAATTTGTTATTGCACACGAAATTTTACATTGTGTATTTGATCACTTAGGACGTAGAGAAGGACGTGATCCTAAGTTATATAATATTGCCGCTGATTATATTGTTAATAATCTATTAGTACGTGATCGTATTGGTGAAAAACCTAGCTTCATTGATTGTTTCCAAGACTTTAAATATGACAAGTGGACATCAGAAGAAGTATATGATGACATTTACGAACAAGCAAAACAAAACGGCAAAGAGTTCTTAGAGCAACTTGGCGAAATGTTAGACGAACACCTTGATGCAGAAGGTGACGGTGACGGCACATCTGATGCAGGTGAAACAAAAGATGGTAACGGT